GCAATAAAGGGTAGAGTTGGGACCCCTATTTTTTCTTTAAGGGGGGTGGGCCCTCCCCGAATCCAGCTATGCAGTTTCTGCAATGGGTCCTACTGGTTGTACCCACCCCCCCTCCCGAGCCCGGGAGTCTGGGAGGGGGGGTGGGGGTGTGGGGGTGGGCCCGCCCTGTTGCATTTATGCAACTGCGACAATATATCTGGGACTATGTGGGATTATTTACTTGACACAATATCTGGTATGTATTTGACACGCACAAAAAAAAACAAGGCGCATTACTGCGCCTTGTTCTGTTTAACTTATTGGGATAAGTTATTCTGTAATTAGTTTATGCGACTTGGTAAGCTGGACATTTCCCAACTAACACTCGCAGTTCTGTATTGAGGTGTGCCAAACTTTTCAGTTTGCCAAACATCAAGATAATTAAAACATTGATAACCTTTCTTACAAGTGTATTCCCCCTTTGCTTTGTCATCTAATTGTCCTTTTCTTTCAATAAGTTCGCCATGTTTTCCAGCATAGTATCTTATATAAAAGATTGCGTCATCTATTTTCTTGTTCATATCTTTCCTTTCGTTAAACATAATGGAATTATCCCATATTAAATGGGATTTGTCAAGTAGTATTTAATGTGAAGTTATTGTCCTGATATTGTTCTTCAGTTATTGGTCTGCGTTCATTTGTTATTCCATTAACATAAATATATTGTCTGTTATTATAATCACTATCCCAGTAAATATTTTTAGACCACGCATTTTCTTCTGTTAAATGTTTTGCTTTTGTTGTTCTTCCAAAATGGTCAATGGCTTGGTCACCATATTTATTAAACCAATCATTTTGACACCATGTTGAACAAAAGTTTCCATTCCCATAATAAAATTCACTTCTTCTTCTAGTTTGATAAGTCTTACTTCCTTTAGTTCCTTTAATCCTGTCTTTAGTTCTATGCCTATGACATTCAGTACCTTGGCAAAATTTAAGAGCCATTTTTATTCCACCTATTTATTTTTTGTTCAAGTTTAAATAATTGAATATCAATCTCTCTTAATTTTATTTCAGAATATAAGAACAAACTAAATCCACCAACTAGAAAAAATATTCCCATGTATAATAATAAATTAAATATCATTCTTCCCCCCTTAATTCCCCGATACATTTTGCATGGCTTTGCAAAACTCTTTCAAGTTTAAATATTCTTTGTTCTAACTTGTTAGCAATTCTATATAAGCTGTTTAATTCTTTTTCTTTGTTTTCTATTTGTCTTGCGTCTGTAATAATTCCAATATTACCCTCGTCATTATCTATATTTGATTTCATTTAACCTCTCTTGTTTTTTTTCTTCTTTCTTTCTTTTATAATCTTGCCAAGAATAATAGGCGCCAGAAAATATGGCGCCTAAAATTATAAGTGTTAAATCTTTTAACACGCAACCTCTAACAAACTATCCTCATCTTTCTCATCTTCTTTTTGAATAGTTCCAATTAATGTTGTTCCTTTATGTTGTGAGTATTCTTTTGCGCCGGAAACAATATCGTGTCCATTGTGTTTGCCATTAAATCCCTCGCAATCTCTTGTTTCAGTACACTCAAGATATTTGTCAAATGCCTCATCTTGATTTTTTGCAATGACTTGAGTTTTAACAACATAAACAATTTCTTCATCTATCTGATAAACTTTCTTTCCAATATCTTTATTGGAAAGATATAGTTCTTTTGTTAATCCCCATTCATCACTCATCTTTTTTGCTTTCTAGTTTTTTTAGTTCTTCTTCAAGTTTTCTTCTTTGTTCTAGTATAAAAATTTGCATATCCATAACAGCATTAAGTTTTGCTAGAACGATTGTTTGTTTGATTGTGTCCATAACTTCTTCTTTCTTTTTAAATTAAACATAATGGGATATTATATTAAAATATCCCATTAGTCAAGAAGTTTAGTTTGCAACTTGTGATTGTGCTTTTTTCTCGTACAATATTCTATCAGCAATTTTTTGCTCTCTACTGATATTTTTATTCTTCATGCCCTTTAAATAATCAGCACAGTTTTGTGGATTAAAAATTGCCAAGCCAGTTGAATTACATCTAATTATTTCTGCCTCATCAATCGGACAACCAGCCTTTGCTGAAAAGTCCAATGCCTCGTCAAGATACTTCCAAGATTTTAACCAGACTTTTATTTTAGTCATCTGGTCTAAAACACTTCCAATCCATTTTTCATGTGCCATGATTAATTGTCCTTTGGCTTGTTGCCAAATTAACAAAGTGTCAAACTCTTGCTTACTGCATGGAATTTGTCTATCTCTACAATATTCCCGACCAATAAGGTCAAGTTTGTATTCATCATTCCACTCTCTTGCGAAGCGATTTCTACCCTCATCACTACCACCATAAGTTCCAAGAAATTTATTATTTGCGTCTTGAAATTTAGTTTGGTGTGGATTGCTCGGTTTATCTCTCATCTCAATATTAATATCAGGATTGCAATTTTCCTGACCTTTGATGTCATCACGAAAATAAGCATACGCAAAGTCTTGAGAACGAAAATTTCTGTCCTCACCTTGCCTGTCTATTCCGTCAATGTCACCGTCAATTTTAAAGTCAAAATGTTTAGTGATGTATTTATCTTCTTCATTACTTTCTTCTGGCTTACCCATATACCCAAAATGAAAACAGCTATCAGGTGCGATAGTATTTACATTAGGATATTTGTTTTGTAGGTAATAGGCTTTGTCAATATCCCCTTGTGGATATTGTCTGCGAACAATAGTTTCAGCAAGTTTCCAAGATTTATCTTGAAGTGATTTAAAAGCATTTCTTAAATCTTGAAACTTTGTTTTTTCTTGCGTGTCCTCTTGTTCTAGTCCTACTCTCATACGACTACCTATTTTATTTCTTAACTCTTGATTAAGTCTTATTCTACTCATTTTTTTTCTCCTGTATTAGTGTTTAATATTCTAGGATATTATATTAATTAAAAAATATTGTCAAGGAAAAATTTTTCTTTTTTTTAGGGTGGGCCCTCCCTAAAAATTCCAAGCCACGAAGCAGAAAATTTTTTTCTTGACTTTAATTGTGGGATAATATAAGATAGAATTATCAAATTATTTTTCTTCACAGACTATGATTTGTTGGGACAACTTCTGGTTGTACGAGCATACTAGTCCGACTCGTAATACAACCAGAACTGATCCCAGATCCAGTGGGTTAATCCTGTAATAGTGTCACTCCTAATGGATCTGGGATCAGTCTGGTAGGTTCGCAACCTTGGGTTGCTGTATGCCATTTTAGATACAGCACTGATCTCGGATTCAATTGCCTCTCATGGCCCAGCGCGTTCGGTCGTGACGTGGTTGAATCCGAGATCAGGTCTGTACTACGCATTTATGCGAAGCGCTTAAAAGTACTTTATTACAGGCCTGATCCCTGATCCGTTGTGTATTCAAAAAGCACATTTTTCTGTACGCAATGGATCAGGGATCAGTGTTCTACACTGGTCAAAAAATTATGAACAAAGCTTAATTGCATTGCGCCTAGGCTATACGATGCAAAGGGGTTTGCTCATATGCGTTCTATAGTAAGCGCATATGGGTTATTATGAAAAAAAAATAAAAAATAATAATAAGGTCTCAAGCTACAAGCTCTCAAGCGGGTGGGCCCGCCCGAGCCCGGGATTCTGGGTGGGCCCGCCCGATATATATTAACCGCCATCCCCAACCACCGGCCAAGTATATAGGATTTTCTGAGATAAGTCAAATCACAAAATGTTACAAGAATAATAAGGTTGACAGGTCCGGGGCTCTGGGATATACTGGGATTTAGAAATGGAGGAAATATGAAGTTTGAAAAACCAAAAAAGAAATTAATCCAATGGTATGGTAAAAAAGTTATTGTCCCATTTGATTGTCAAATATATCCAGAAAAAGAAGTTAAGATAGCTAACAGGTTCAGTGGTGAAGAGACTACGATGCCTGGATACGCCGCGGCCGTTTATGATACCATCATTGGCGCCGAGCGCTTTGAAGACTGGAACACGGTCCGAGCTGGCCTGGACTGGTTCAAGCAATATTTTGCTAAACAATATATGGTGGTCCTGGACTGATGGCACGTGTAAGATCCAAACACCGTAGTTTATTAAACTACTTCATGTACGACCGCCGGGACCTGAGCCCGGCGTACGTGCGCAGCTGTGAAAAATTTTTAAAAGAAATAAGCCCCAAGCTACAAGCCCGCAAGCGCTCAAGCTTGACAGGGCTCAAGCTATAGGATATTATAGGATATATGACTGACACAGAAAAATTAGATCTTTTAAAAAAAGAAGAGCTCATTGAAATAATTTTAGACCTAGAAAAAACAGTTTTAAAATACGAAGAGAAGGAAAGACACGACGCCAAGCAGGGCAAAGTGGATGCTTAAAAAAGAAGCAAGACTCATAACCGGGGGCCTAAGCGCTCCCGGTAAAATGCCGGAAGGTTCTTATAACCTGCCGGCCAGAGCGTGCCAGACTGGCGCGAAGCTGCGCGAGATCCCGGGCACACCGTGCTGGGGCTGCTATGCTTTTAAAGGCCGCTACAACTTCAGCAACGTGAAGGACGCCTTAACCAGGCGCCTGGAATCGTTAACACATCCGCAATGGATCCAGGCCATGGCTGTTTTAATTAAAGGGAAAAAACATTTTAGATGGCATGACTCAGGGGACCTGCAGTCTGTACAACATTTAAAAAATATTTTTGAAGTGTGCAAGCTTACGCCGGAGACCCTTCACTGGCTGCCAACTCAAGAGCGCAAATTTTTACCACTAAATACTGATAGCATTCCAAAAAATTTAATTATAAGATTAAGCAATGCAAAGAATGACACGAAGCCCGGCACCGCCTGGGACCACTGGTCAACCGTGGTAACACAGCCCAGAGCTGGCCACGTGTGCCCGGCGCCTGATCAAGGGAATGTTTGCGGCAGCTGCCGCGCGTGTTGGTCCAAAGATGTAAAAGAAATTCAATATAGAATTCACTAATGGAATTTAAACACCCAAAATATTATGCAGAGCTCCGGAAGCAGCGAAGGCTGCAAGCTCTCAAGCAACAAGTCTACAAGCCCTCAAGCAAAGAGATGCAGGAACCAAGGCCACAAGCTAAGGGTTCAAGCTTCAAGCCTGAGTCAACAAGCTCAAGGATCCGGGAGCCAGGGTAAAGTCTGAAGTGCCCAAGCTCCAGGGAGCAGGCAACCAGAATAAAAGTATTTTTTTTATGCTTAATGTGAAAGGATATTTGGTGCGGGGAGAAGCGCACAAAATTGGGTTTTTTGGGGGTGGTCGTTTTTAATTCTACTGTAAAAAAGGTGCCAATATTAGAGTAGCCCAATAGATCAGGAGTGCCGAATAAAGCCCAGTTTTCCAGGCGTGTCCACGTAATTCTCTTGCACTCATTTTTTAATTTCTTCCAAAGTTGTCGCTCGCTGGGGATCAGTCTAACCACACCAAGCCTTATTATAATTTTCCTATGATTTTACCCATCGGAGAGATGTTTTTTTTACACTTTAAAACTAATCTATGGGTTTCATTCATACCAAGAATTCTGTTCTCCAGCAAGCTAATTTCTGAAATATCAAAAAATTCTCCATTCGGCATCTGAACTTGAACTCGGGCTTCCTGAGATGCTGGAGATTTAAGAAACTTATCCAATATTTGTCTGAAAACTTTTCCTTTAATCATTCTATTGAACTTATAGGATATTTTGTATATAATAGCAAGATTATGCCAGGACCAGCAAAGCAACTAACACCCAGACAAATGCAGTTTGCCCAACTTATAGTTTATGGAGTTGAAGGCAATCCCATTACCAAAACAGAGGCAGCCAAACGAGCTGGATACTCCGACGCCCCAGGTGAAGGGTCTAAACTAACTAATCCAAATAAATACCCTCTGGTGTGCGCTTACATAAGCAATCTTAGGGACGAAGTAAGAGAAAAATATGGCATAAGCTTTGAAGGACATCTGGAAGAGCTCGGAAACATTAGAGATAGGGGTAAGAAAGACAATAGGAATCTAGCAGCTGCAGCCACTACTGAAATAGCCAGAGGTAAAGTAGCTGGATATTATATAGATCAAAAGATTATTAGACACGGAAAGATTGACGACCTCAATCTCGATCAACTGTATGAAAGGATGAAGACAATCAAACAGAAGAACGAGAAAGTACTAAAGGCTAAAAAACTTTTAGCTAAAGACTAATTATCTTTTAGATTTTTTAGTTTTCTTTTTAGTTTTTTTCTTCTTTACTTTTTTCTTTTTCTTTTTCTTAATCGGCATAATTTTCTCCTTTAAACTACTATACATCTCTCTTCTCTAATTTCAATACACAACCCATAGGGATAACATTTCTATCTGAAAATACCTCCTCCTTCGTGTCAAAACTACTAAAGGTCCAAACAAATTTCTTTGTTTTCTTATACACATACGCAAAGGTAATCATCGTCGCACACTCAAACTTATTAAACTCCTCCGCTGTCGCATGACCTGCGTCTCCGGTAATATCGATCCAGTGAATCTTATGAAAATAATATTTTTTCTTATTAATGACGACATGTTTATATTTTGACTTTTTTCTTTTAGGCATATCTATGTATACCTTCCCTACTATAAATTAAAAAATAAAAAGAGTGAATCATGTGCGCGCGTCCCTTAAGTTGTTGGTATTGCTAGCTTTTTTGAACAATTGTATCTTTTGTATCCAATTGTATCCTGCTCAAAGATACAA